AATTACCGGTTAAATCGGTATCAACGCATTATTAGTGATGAAAGTATTAGTTAAAGAATCTCAATTAAGAAGAATATTTGAAATTGTCACAAAAGATAAAGTAATTTGTGATGAGTGTGGTTGGTCATGGGATTTAGCCGATGGTGGTGACGACCCATACATTTGTCATAAATGTGGACACGATAACTCAGAAGAAAGTCATATTGGAAAAAGAGTTATGGTTTATTATAACCTTCACAAACATACTTTTTCAGTAACATATAAATCTAAAGTTATAATGCACGCTGATTATGTTAAATTAGGGGATGTTGAGTTTAGAGTTAGAAAAGGTGGAAAAGACAGAGTTCGTTCAGAAAAATCAAAGAATGTCCATGCGTTTGTTATTGGTGATTTAATTGATTTCTGTGAATATCCTTGTGATAATATTCCGGACCCGTCATCAGATATGATTATTACCTATAACCCATACAAGTATGATTCATTTGTTTACAAATCAAGTGGAGAACCAATTTATAGTGCCACTGAAGTAGATATGATAAATTCACAAAATAAATTATTTGTAGTTAAGAAATAAAATGCCATTACCAAAGAAAGTTATACCAACATTACCATTAGTCCCACAGAAGACATTGTCTGCTCGTAGGGAACAACTATTGGAATATATTAATAAAGACGGAACATATCTTCCTAAATCAGTACTACACGCCGATTTAGATAGAGGAATGTTAGATTTTGTTAAAAATGATTTGGAGGTTATTACCGCAGGAAAAGTGGTTCCAATGGTGGATATTATCATTACAACACAAAACTGGACTCAATACGTTGAGACTGCGTTATTTGTGGATTTGGATTATAATCCTTCCCCGCCCTTTATTACAGTGGTTAGAAGTCCTGAAGTTAAATTCGGTACCAATCCTTCATTACAATACACAATCCCTGATAGAAAACAATTCTACTACGCATCAGTTCCAACTTGGAACGGAAACGAACAGGGAATGGATATCTACACAATACCTCAACCGGTTCCGGTAGACATCAATTATAGTGTAAAGATTATTTGTAATCGTATGAGAGAACTTAATCAGTTGAATAAAATAATAATGCAAAAATTCTCATCAAGACAGGCATATACTTTTATCAAAGGTCAATACGTTCCAATTATAATGAATAATGTTTCAGACGAATCACAAATGAGTTTGGATTCAAGAAAGTATTATGTTCAAAGTTATGACTTTACCATGTTAGGTTATCTAATTGATGAAGAAGAGTTTGAGGTTAAACCTGCAATTGCGAGGGTGACTCAACTTATGGAATTGACAGGTGCCGGAAATGTTGGTAAGAAAAATAAAACATTAGAAAATCCAAATGAATTTTTGGAGAATTATTTGTTTGTTGTTGGGAACGAAACTTTAAGTGATATTGTTGCCTACACCGCAAATCTTTCTTTTGGGACTTGGACTAATGTGGACTCTTTTGATGTTTACATTAACGGTGATTATTTTGGTACCGATGTTCAAAATATTCAGATAACAACTAACGATATTTTACGTATTGATGTTGTTAAAACTGATGACACTAAAGAGGCGTCGATACAGTTCGATAACCTATTAGTTTAATCCTCTCCGTAGATATCTTTCTTCTCTTTACAGGTTTCTACGATTAATTTTTCCAAAAACTTATAAATTTTTAATCCTCGCTTTTCACAGTACTTTTTCAGTATGTCGTGGATGGCGGGGTCAATTTTAATATTCTTGATTTCTTTTGTCTGTTTCATAGGTAGAAAAAAGGTAGAATTTATTCATACTCTTTACAAATACATATCTAAAAGTAAAGTTTTTTGATATTCTATTGAATATTTATCTATAAAATAAATCTGCAATAGAATAATTAGATAATGGCAACAGCACAAGCAAATCAAAAAGTTTTCGTTTCACCGGGGGTATACACTTCTGAAACTGACTTATCATTCGTAGCACAAAGTGTGGGTGTTACTACCCTAGGTTTAGTTGGTGAGACTTTAAGAGGTCCTGCATTTGAACCGGTATTCATAACAAACTACGATGAGTTCCAATCCTTTTTCGGAGGAACAGAACCAACTAAATTTGTTAACACACAAATCCCTAAATATGAAGCGGCTTACATCGCTAAATCGTACTTACAACAATCGAATCAGTTGTTCGTGACAAGAATCTTAGGATTGTCAGGATATGATGCTGGTCCGTCTTGGAGTATTAGAGTTACTGCAAATGTAGACCCTACAACAGTAATCCAAAATCCAACCGGTGCAACTTCTTGGTCTGTATCTTTTACAGGTTCAACAAGTGCGGGTACTGTTAACTTTGTTAGCGGTTCGTTTCCAGCGGCGGTTCAAGCAAACTTTAACACACAATATAGATTATCAGATGGTAGTGCTTCTACATATAATAATGATATAACAAACACAATTTTAGATATTGTTGGAGACCCGTCATTATCTGCAACTACTGCAGTTGCTTACGGACCGATTCCGGAACCTGATTATTGGAATTTAATTACTCAATACGGTACAATTGTAAATGCGTATGGTGTTGATAGTCTTGATTTAGCGGACAATGATTTATCTGCATCTGACAATGATTCTTGGTTCTACGCAAACTTTAACAACTTTACAGGAAATGCTTACTCAGGTTATTCATTTGATTATGTGTTTGACTCAATCGTTACTGGTGTAACTGATAGTTTCTCAGGAACAATTTCGGGGGAATACTATAGTTTTATTGGTACTGCATATACTGAATACAATAACATGGTTGTTGCAACACTTCGTTCAAGAGGTATCTCATTATATGTTAATAGTTCAACTAGCGATAATCACGGACCTGTTTATGAAGTAAATGACGAAAATAATGTGTTATTATTAAACACTGACCAATATTCTAATATTGATAAAGACCCTTATGCATCATTTGGTTTATCAGGTGTAACTAAAGACGGAGATAACTTTACGTTTGAAACTAATTTATCTGCAGCGTCTTCAAAATTCATCACTAAAGTATTAGGTGTTGATAACTTTGGAAAATCAAGAAATGAAGTTCCTTTATTTGTTGAAGAAATTTATCCGGGTTCATTGGCTTACGCTTATAATCAAGGATATATTAGAGGTATTAATCCTGAATTGGTTGCGTTACCTGAAGCTAGAAGTGAAAACACTTCATCAATTGCGTACAATGTTAACCAATATCAATCACCGGTTACACCATTCTTAGTTTCTGAATTAAGAGGTAATAAAGTTTATAAATTATTTAAATTTGTTTCAATCTCTGATGGGGATGCTGCGAATTTAGAAGTTAAAGTATCAATTGCTAATTTATCATATAACAATATGACATTTGATGTATTGGTAAGAAATTTCTTTGACACGGATTCTAACCCAGTTGTTATTGAGAAATTCACTAACTGTAATATGGACCCATTCTCTAACAACTTCGTTGCTAAGAAAATAGGTTCAACTAATGGTGAGTACGCATTAATTTCGAAATATGTAATGATTGAGATGGCTGATGAGGCACCGATAGATGCACTTCCTTGTGGATTTGAAGGGTATACTCAAAGAGAGTACGCTAATGTTTTAAACCCATCTCCGGTTCCAAAATTCAAAACAAAATATTATTTCCCTGGCGAAACAATTGCAAACCCACCATTTGGGGCTGCAACAGGTGGTTCAAATTTAGTTGAATCTCCAGGAGATATTGTTAGAAGAACTTACTTAGGTTTCTCAACACAATATGGTATTGATGAGTCATTCTTAACTTATAAAGGTAGACAAAACCCACAATCTTGGGTTATTGCACCTCAACCAATTGAAGGAGCTGCTTGGAATTATGTTAGTAAAGGTTTCCACATGGACTCAGGAGCTACAGTTGTTACTATTACAAATAGTTCATTAACAAGTGGTCAAACAGCGTTTGAATGTGGTATTGCTGAATTTAGAAATGACCCTGAAACTCAAGAGAACCCATACTATTTCATTTATTCAAGAAAATATACTGTATGTTTTGCAGGTGGATTTGATGGATGGGATATCTATAGAGAGTTTAGAACAAATCAAGATAGATTCCAATTAGGTCAATCAGGATTCTTAGCAGGAGCATCGTCTTCTACGAGATATCCTAATGCTACGGGTCAAGGTTTATTTAAGAGAATCACAGTCGCTAACAATACTCAAGATTTTGCAAATACTGATTATTACGCTTACTTACTTGGTATTTTAACATTCTCAAATCCTGAGGCAACAAACATTAATGTGTTTGCAACTTCAAGTATTGATTATATTAATAACTCTAACTTATGTGAAGAGGCGATTGACATGATTCAGTTTCAAAGAGCTGACTCAGTTTATATTACAACAACACCTGATTATAATATGTATACACCGGACGCAACTAATCCACAAGACATTATTTATTCTCAAGAGGCTGTTGATAACTTAGACAACACAGGAATTGACTCTAACTATACTGCTACTTACTATCCTTGGATTTTAACAAGAGATACTGTTAATAATACACAAATTTATTTACCTGCAACAGGTGAGGTTTGTAGAAACTTAGCATTAACTGATAATATTGCATTCCCTTGGTTCGCATCTTCGGGTTACACTAGAGGTCTTGTAAATTCAATTAAAGCGAGAGTTAAATTAACTCAAGAAGACAGAGACACACTTTACCAAGGTAGAATTAACCCTATCGCAACTTTCTCTGATGTTGGTACGGTTATTTGGGGTAATAAAACATTACAAATTGCTGACACAGCACTTAACAGATTGAACGTAAGAAGATTATTACTTCAAGCTCGTAAATTAATTTCAGCGGTGGCAGTAAGATTATTGTTCGAACAAAACGACCAAGTTGTTAGACAACAATTCTTGGATAGTGTTAACCCTATCTTAGACTCAATTAGAAGAGACCGAGGTTTATACGATTTCCGTGTAACTGTATCATCTTCACCTGAGGATTTAGATAGAAATACTTTAACAGGTAAAATTTACTTGAAACCGACGAAAGCGTTAGAGTTTATAGACATTGAATTCTTTATCACTCCAACAGGAGCTTCGTTCGAGAATATTTAATAAAAACCATAAGTGGGGATTCGTCCCCACTTTTTAGCCAATTATGAAAAGAAATACATTAAAAGAAGGAATTGACGATAAGGGTACACCTGATATGAAATATTATGCGTTTGATTGGGATGATAACATAGTTCATATGCCAACCAAAATTATGGTTAAAACTGAAAACGGTGATGAAATCGGTATGAGTACTGATGATTTTGCGGAATACAGACATCAATTAGATAAAGAACCTTTTGAGTATAATGGTGAGACTGTTGTTGGATATGGTGAAGAACCTTTTAAAAACTTTCAAACACCGGGAGATAAAAACTTTTTGATTGACTCAATGAGAGCAAAACTTGGACCAGCGTTTGACGACTTTAGAGAGGCGATTAACGGAGGTTCTATCTTTTCCATAATAACTGCTCGTGGACACAATCCTAATACCTTAAAACAAGCCGTTTATAATTACATTATCGAAGGGTTTAATGGTATTGATAAAGATGAGTTAATTAAAAATTTAAAAAAATATAGAAGTATTTCCGGAGATGATGAGATGAGTGACGATGAGTTAATCAAAACTTATTTAGATATGTCTAGATTCCATCCGGTTTCTTATAACGACCCTGAGGGGGCTGCAAATCCTGAGGAGGCAAAAGTTCGTGCGATGGATAAATTTGTGGACTATATTAAAGACATCTCTTCAAAAATAGATAAAAAGGCGTTCCTTAAAAAAGACGTAAGTAATAATTTTGTTCCGTCAAAACCAACAATTGGGTTTTCAGACGATGATGTTCGAAACGTGGAGGTTATGAAAAAACACTTCAAAGACAAAGAAGACAATATTGTAAAAACTTATTCAACAGCAGGAGGAATAAAAAAAGAATATTAACTAGTATTAAAGAACTAGTATTAAATAATTAAATAAAAAAACTAGTTAAATTAACTAGAATTAAATAAACTAGACTGGATTATAATGATAATAAATTAAATTCAGAAAGTCAATAAAAATATTTTCCATTTGGATATATTTATGATAATAAACAAAGAAAAACTAATTTAAAATAATATGGCTGATTTATTGATGAAAATGCCGATTCCTTACGAACCGAAAAGACAGAATCGATTCATACTAAGGTTTCCATCAAGCTTAGGGATTAACGAATGGTTTGTAGAAAGTACTGCGAGACCTAAAATTAAAATTGCTTCAACAGAGATTCAATTTTTAAATACCTCAACTTATGTTGCAGGTAGATTTAATTGGGATGAAATACCTGTTAAATTTAGAGACCCAATTGGACCGTCTGCGGCACAGGCTCTTATGGAGTGGGTTCGTTTACACGCTGAATCTGTTACAGGACGTATGGGATACGCCGCTGGTTATAAAAAAGACATAGACTTAGAAATGTTAGACCCAACAGGAGTTGTTGTTGAAAAATGGATTCTATACGGAACATTCTTAACTAGTGTTGATTTTGGTTCGTTAGGGTATAGTACTGATGGTCTTGCAGATATTAGTGTATCATTAAGAATGGACAGATGTGTGTTAGTTTACTAATAGTATTTATAAAAAATCAATATTAATTATATTTAACCGTAAAGACATAAACTTTACGGTTATTTTTTTATATGGAAAATCAAGCAA